ATTGCACACAATAGAAGTGAGATGTTATTTGGTTAATTGGCTAGCTAGACCAATTAACGCACTCTCGCATTCATACTACTTAATTAGGTCACCGAAGCGACAACAAAGCACTCACTATTTTTATTCTTTTATTTGGTTTTTATTATAAACACACAGATTTACCTCGCAAGAGGAACCTTTCAAACATACCGAGCTCGCTATCTGCGACACCCTAAACCGGAGCAGTCGGGCCAAACTCTTATCAGAACTAAACTAGAGTACTACTAACTTATTTTCTAAGCGCGAAACTTTCTTTTCTCAAACTTAACTAAGCAATTTTCTTTTTTAATTTTGACTTCTTAATTTATTCGACCAATCCTTCGTACCAATCCATCAAGTATTCCCTTGAATAAATCCTACCTCCCAGGTGAGTTATCCAAGCTACTAACCTACAATACATTTCTGGATCATAAGCATACATTCGCAAGTAACTCTCAAGCTGTTGTAATTTGAATTCGCTGGTCGTTAATAACATAGCCAAGTGTTTTCCAGTGTAAGCCGGAATACTCTTATGCAAGTCAAAATGATGTCCTGCGAACTCAATTTGCTCTCCCTGAGATAAGGAAACTATCTGAAATTCTCGACAGATACAACCCGCTTTCTCAATCTGTTCTAGATATCTTTCAAGTTGTTCCATCAACCCCTGCACTGTATCATCACCCAGCACGTCAGGCACATTCGCATAAGGATCGATACGCATACGTAAGCAAGCAAGCAAATGCAAGCAAACCTGTGCCATACCGTTCCAAGCGATAGTGCCAAGACAACCGGATTTCATAATTCCAGCGAAGAGTTGACTAAACCTGATTTCACCAAATCTGAACACATCATACTTAAACAAAACCAACATCCTGTTCACTATTTGTCCTATCCTAATCGGATCGGAGAAACCGCAGAACCTGATCATGGTCTTAGTCAGTATATCGGCTATCCAAGCTTGCATAGTCCAATCCCAACATTTCTTATCCTTCATGAGCTGTTTGGTTGTTGTCATCTTAAACTTCCTAGCCAAGTATTTGAAACCCCCTTTGTAGGGACTCCAACCTGCCTTATTCGGAGTTTGAGTGTAACCGTTCACCGTGTATAAGCTTTTAAAGAACTCTCCAAAAAGAACCCGGTCGACACAACAATCCGTCAGACCTACTGAAGAAATCATTCTCCATGCTCCACTGTCCTTTTTGGTTGATTTATGCAACTCATCTTTTATAAAGAGAGAAATATCATCAGCCACAGGCTTAGTTTTAAGGTCTTCCAATCGTTGTTCAACGACCTGGTACAAGAGTTCGATGTTGGCCATATTCGGCGTTCCATCCTCATTCTGTAGAAAATCTTTGTTGGTTTTGTACGTGTCTTTCCAAGGATACCCTGGTGTAGCGTCCAAATCTACTTCTTTCAAAATATCTATGAACAGACGTCTATCCAAATCACGTTTATCAAAAGTCCCGTGTATCGGCTTGTAGAGATCTTCCAACATATTAGTCACTTGGTCCTTCTCCGACACACTAGGAGATTGGAAATTCTTCCTCACCTCCATGTGTTTTTCAGAGTGATACGCTAGCGACTGTAACATCGATAAATCATCCCTACTTGGCCAACAGAACTTTTCTAACAAATCTGGCGCGTGTTTATCCACAAATTCTTTGTCGAAAAATTTATAAAAATCTAAATCTAAATTCCATTTCGTAGTCCGATCTGATTTTATCCTATATCGTGGTATATCGTTTCGTTGTATTGGGCAATCTTTAGTTAGATGTTGTTGAGATCGTGTAGTTGCTTCATCCTGATTTCCAGCATGGCTAGATTCGCTGCTAATTGGTCCTCCTCCATAGTCGGTGTATGGTCTCCTGAAGAGCCCAAAGCACTGTCGACAGGGCTTTCCGGGATGTCCTGCTTCTTCGCCAATTTCGATTTCTTCTTCCTCTCCGCTGTCTTCCGATTCTTCGCTGTCTTCCTGAGCGTCGCTTCTTCTGTTGTCAATTTCTTGGAGGCTTCTTCCTGTACGCGAGCATCCGCTATCCTGGCGTTCAACTGAGTCATTTCGTTTTGCAACATTATGTACTTCTGTATATACGAATCTTTCGCCACTGGGTCTGTTATTCCCGGCATCGTACTCGTTAACATTTGTATTCTGTTGTTCAAAACTTCTCGTTGTTCGTTCATAGTAAGCAGTTGCTTCCTCACAATTGTCAAAGCCTCCGTTCGTTGCATAGCAACGTCGCTCGGCGTCCTGGGGACTTCCAAAGGTGTTGGAAGCCCCCGCTTGTCGTTTAAAGAAACGGTTTTTACGGTGGTAGAATTATCAACAAAGGCTGGTGCTAGAAATCCTGGTTCAACTCCATTTCGATATTGTGGGGTCTGAACGTCTAAAGCATCCAATTCTTTCTTGCCTTCTGGTATCAGAGTTACTCTTTTCAAGCTAATGGCTTTAGCCTGCTGCTGTTTCAGTTGTTCAGATAACAATCTTCTCTTCAAAGCGATCCTAGAGCGTTCTTCATAGGAGTGATTGTGGTCACAACCATCAGTAACGCAAGAATCGATTACAGTATTGTCATCGTCTTCATCAACTACAGCGGCCAAGTCCTTCGACTCGAAAACTACAGTTCTCTTACCTCTTTTACTTCGTTTCTGTCTGGGTCTGATTTCCTCTCCTTCATTATCATAACGGAATCTATCTTTATTCTCGTAATAGGCATCTTCTACCATATCCAAATAGTTATTCATTTCAGGGGCTTTGTTGGCCACTTCATCGAAATCATCGGAATCTACGAAATGGTAATTTCTTCCATCATAGACATAATAAGAGGGGTCACCAGTCTCATCTTCTTGAATCCCAATTGACATTTTCCCCGCTTTGTACAAACTCAGCAACCAAGCCGGTGTATCATTTTCGAGGTTTTTGCCTTCTGGGGTCAATTTCTTCAGAAACTTGTCCAATAAACTCAACGGTATTCCATAATTCACGCTCTCATTGGAACCAGCCAGATGCATGCCAACCACTGAACCTCCAACCATGTACACACCGCCAGAAAATCCAGCTGTGGTACTGCCGAAGTACAATAATGAAGAAGGACAATTCCTATCAACCAGCAATTTGCCAAATGAATTAGCTTTCTCGCAAGCCGAATACGCTGTCGCCATCATCGAAGGAACTGGAGCTGCTACTTTGGCTTTCTTCAAACCAGTATCCGCCCAAACATGATGTGGTACTCTCAGTACGACTACGTCTTCGAAATATATCTTATATAATGGGATAGCCCCCTCATAAAGTGCGATTTTCACGAAACTAGTTCCATCTTTTCTTGGTACGTATAGAGTTTCAGCACTCCTCACACAATGATTACACATCAGTAAAGAATCCCTCAACCGCACAACATTTCCTATGGCACTATATTCCCCGAATTCAGACTTCTTGTAGAGGACACCCATACAATTAGGCATCATTTTCTCATTGCAGTCTACTATAGTTGAACCAACTATCTTGCTTTCCGGTATCATAGCAGCAATCTTGTCGATCGCCTGTGTTGACAACTTGAAATCATCCGCAACTTCTTGTCGTTGCAGTAGTTTAGCTCGCAATCTCTTACTATTCGAAAACAAGAAATACCAATATATCACTAGCAGCCCAAAAGCCACTGGTATCATTATCAGCATCCTCGTATTCAAAAAGTATATGATTGTCAAGAGAACGATATTATAGAATTCCCTCAGATCGACTAGATAATTCGCTGGATCGAGTTTTCTATCCATCTTCTTCACCAGGTAGAGCGTGTAGATGATATCAAAAGCGGCAGAGAGCATCAAGGTTTCTACACCAAGACGTCTCAACTCCACTGTGAAAGCCTCTGACACAGCACGTGCTAACAAAAGAATCAAGATGAACAACATCTTTCGTTACGGAAAATCTGTCGTCTGTGAAAATTTAAGTTTTCGTTGTTGTTTTATA